GTTTCCCAGTCACGATCCACGAAAGCTTCGATTTTTTAAAAGTAGGTGCCCTTTAAAGCACTCTGAAACTATATCAAAAGTATGAAAGAAGGAGAAGTAAGATGAGCGAAAGTAATAAGAAAGAAAGGAGAATCAGACCTGGACTGACTCCGGAGTCAAGGGAAGACCAAATGGTGGCCCTTGCTATAAACCTAGCAGAACAACAACTGCTTGACGGAACAGCTTCATCTCAAGTAATCAGTCACTTTCTAAAGATAGGCTCTACAAAAGAGCGAATAGAGAAAGAAATATTGAAAGAACAGAAAGATCTAATCAAAGCAAAGACCGAAGCACTTAAGTCTGAGAAGAGAGTTGAAGAATTGTACAGCGAAGCACTAAACGCTATGCGTAGATACTCAGGGCAGTCGACTGATGAAGAGTATGATGAAGAAGACTATTAGTGAGTTGATGAGATTAAATACCTATGAAGAAAGACTCGAGTATCTGTACATTGGGGATAAAGTCGGCAATGAAACGTTTGGAAATGCTAGATGGATAAATCAAAAGTTATACAAATCGCAACGATGGCGAAACTTAAGAGATAAGATAATACTACGAGATTCGGGATGCGACTTAGGGATAGATGGATGCGAATTAACTTCCAGAAACATACTTATACATCACATAAATCCAATAACCGAAGATGATATAATAAACTTCAGGTACTGTGTATTCGACCCTGAAAACCTGATATCGGCATCCTTGGATTCACACAACTATATACACTACGGAACCAAAATACAATCCTTACCAGTGGAAAGACATCAGTTCGATACGTGCCCATGGAAGAGGTAATTGGAGGTGAATCATGGCTAACGAGAAAATTTTAGATACCGTAAAAACATCGATTCCTATGGCAATAACAGATACTAGTTATGACGCGGACTTGATGCTTTATATAAACGGTACATTAGGAATATTATCACAACTTGGTTTTAAAGAAGCGGACAAGCTATCGTTTATAACAATAGATACAACTTGGTTAGAATTAATAGGTGATAGAACAGATTGTGAAATTGTAAAAACATTCATATGCTTCAAAGTAAAATTAATGTTTGACCCTCCAACTAGTTCCGCGGCTTTAGAAGCTCTAAACAGATTAGTTGCAGAACAAGAATGGAGAATTGTAAATTTAGATATTAATAAAGGGATGTGACGCCAATTGAATAATGATGAATTAAAACACTATGGTGTTCTAGGAATGAAGTGGGGTAAACGAAAAGCTCAAGACGATACGTCAACGTCTAGAAGAAGCGCCGCCGACAAAATAGAAAGAGCCGCTTACGCTGTTGGAGCACACTTAAATCCTAGAGAGTTTAAATACAACGTAAGAAAAGCAACAAACAAGTCTAACGACGATGTTAAGACATTAGCTAAACTTACTGAATCATACGCTAAGACAACTGGTAAACTACCAACTAACGAGAAATCGCTGAAAGCAGTAGAAAGTATGGGAATAGAAGCTCATAAAAAGGCTAAGTATAATAACCTAAACGACACTGATATAAAGCGTTTCAAGACTTACACAGACTCGGCCAGATTCTCAAGATCCGTCAATGGATATCTGGCTATAGGAGAACCGAAAACACATGCTAAAGAGGCCGCTGCTCTTAAAGAGTCACTTAGAAAAAATAATGTTGACGGAATGACCGTGTATAGGAGTTGCAACTTCAAGTTTTCAATTAACGGGGTCGCTAAAAAACTAGACCAAATGACCGAGGCTGAACTATCTGAACAAATTTCCAGAATGTCTAAAAACTTCACCGGTAAGAGTGTTAAAGAAAATCGTGTATTCTCAACTAGCACATCACCATTGTTTGCTATAGATACATGGAGAAAGGTAAACCCTACCGCAGCATCATCTTACAATACGTATATGATGATAAACACTAAGAAGTGTCCTGGAATATTAGCAGATGGAAGAACCTCAGATGGTAAAAAATTAGTTAACACTAGAAGTAATCAAGAAGCTATATTGGCTCCTAATAAACTGACTTATCGAAAATTAGAGTTCGATGAAAAACGTGGAATGTTCGTATTAATGGTTGATGCTGAATAAAGGAGGTGATAAAATGGTTGATAAAGATTATGCCAACTTCGCTGCTAGAATGGGAAGCTTTGAAGACACTTTAGAAATAAACGATAACGAAGAATTGAAGCACTATGGCGTTTTAGGTATGCGATGGGGAAGAAGAAAAGCTCAAAGTGGATATGTTAATACCGTTAACAAGAAAACCGGAGAAGTTACCGAGAGACGAATGAGCAATAAAGAATTAAATGCTAAGCTAAAACGTCTACGCTTAGAAGCTGAGTTTGATAGACTATCTACTAAGCCTAGCACAATACCAGATATAGAAAAGATAGCTAAAAAAGCTGGAGCTATAGTAACTATGACGACGGGAGCTATAACTCTATACAATAATATAAACACTATAATTGATATAAGTAAAAAAGTATCAAAAGCTATTAACAAGGGGGTTTAAACAATGTTATCTAACACCGCAACTCCTAAGTACTATGGCGAATTTAGAGATGCGGTTATAAGAGGCGATATACCAGTTAATAAAGAGATATCTATGGAGATGAATCGTATAGACGATCTGATAGCCAATCCTGGGGTTTACTACGATAGTAGTGCCATAGATGGTTTCATAGAATATTGCGAAACTGAAATGACTCTTACAGATGGTAGTGAATTGCACCTTTTGGACACCTTTAAGTTATGGGCAGAATCAGCATTATCCTGGTTCTACTTTGTAGAAAGAAGTGTTTATGTTCCAAACCCAGATGGGCATGGTGGAAAGTACAAACTTCGTAAAATTAAAAAACGATTGATTAACAAACAAATACTAATAGTTGCTAGAGGTGGCGCGAAATCTGTTTACGCATCCCTAATACAAAGCTACTTTTTAAATGTGGATACTTCAACCACTCACCAAATCACAACGGCCCCAACAATGAAACAAGCTGACGAAGTTATGTCGCCGTTCAGAACTGCGATAACAGTAGCCAGAGGACCTTTGTTTAAGTTTTTGACAGAGGGATCTTTACAAAACACTACTGGCTCAAAAGCAAAAAGGGTTAAATTAGTATCTACTAAAAAGGGTATCGAAAACTTCTTAACTGGTTCTTTGCTAGAAGTTAGACCGATGAGCATTGCGAAGTTACAGGGTCTTCGTTGTAAGATCGCGACGATAGACGAATGGTTGTCTGGAGAAACTAGAGAAGACGTTATCGGTGCTATAGAACAAGGGGCTTCTAAATTAGACGACTATTTAATAGTAGCCATAAGTTCAGAAGGAACTGTTCGTAATGGTATCGGTGATACAATCAAAATGGAGTTAATGGACATTCTCAAAGGAGAGTATCCAAACCCACACGTTTCTATTTGGTATTATAAACTTGACAGTGTAGACGAAGTTGGGGACCCAGAGATGTGGCCGAAGGCTCAGCCAAACATAGGACGAACTGTAACTTACGAAGTATATCATCAAGACGTAGAAAGAGCTGAGAAAGCTCCTGCTGCTAGAAACGATATATTAGCTAAAAGGTTTGGAATACCTATGGAAGGATACACATACTTCTTCTCATACGAAGAAACTATAGTACACCGTAAACGAGAATATTGGCAAATGGCTTGTGCGATGGGTGCCGACTTATCGAGAGGTGATGACTTCTGCTCATTTGTGTTCTTATTCCCATTAGGGAACTTCACTTTCGGAGTTAAGTCGCGTTCATACATTTCATCACTAACCTATAATAAACTACCGCAAGCTCTATACCATAAGTATCAAGAATTCATTAAAGAAGGAAGTCTGGTAGTATTAGAAGGGTCTATTCTAGATATGGTAGATGTATACGATGATGTAGATAGTTATATACAAGCAAACCAATACGACGTGGTATCGTTTGGATATGACCCATATAATGCAAAAGAGTTTGTACAAAGATGGACTACTGAAAACGGACCTTTCGGAGTGGAAAAAGTAATACAAGGTGCTCAGACAGAATCAGTTCCCTTAGGAGAAATCAAGAAGCTATCAGAAGAAAGAGCTATTCAATTCGATGAAAGTATCATGTCCTTTGCGATGGGTAATGCTATAACACTTGAGGATACTAATGGTAATAGAAAATTATTAAAACAACGTAAAGACCAAAAGATTGACCCTGTTGCGGCACTTATGGACGCTTTCGTTAGTTATAAAAGAAACAGAGATTCATTTGAATAGGAGGTGATTAAGTGAACCCATTATCAAGGTTAAAACATGCTTGGAATTTATTTGCGTATGAAGAAAATCCTAAGCGAAGATCTCCAACAAACTCAGGATCTAGTTACTCTTCTAATCCTACTAGACCTAGATTCACTAGAGGAAATGAGAGAACTGTAATAACGTCAGTGTATAATAGAGTGTCATTAGACGCTGCTGCTATAGACATACGCCACGTCAAAATAGACGACAACAACCGATTCAAAGAATACGTCAGTTCTGGTTTAGATAATTGTCTATCAGTAGAAGCAAACATAGACCAAACTGGAAGAGCTTTTGTGCAAGACATTGTAGCGTCAATGTTGGATGAAGGTTGTGTTGCAGTAGTTCCTATAGACACTAATATAGATCCGGAGATAGGGTCGTTCGATATCCAGACTATGAGGACTGGAAAGATAACACAGTGGTATCCAGATAGAGTTACGGTTAGGTTATATAATGATTCAACCGGAATGTATCAGGATGTACCATGTCTTAAGAAAAACATAGCTATAATAGAAAACCCATTATATGCTGTTATGAATGAACCAAACTCAACTATGCAAAGACTTATAAGAAAGCTTGCATTAATGGATAACGCTGACGAAGAAGCTAGTAAAGGTAATCTAGATTTAATAATACAATTGCCTTATGCTATTAAAACAGAAGCTAAACGATCTCAAGCTCAAGAAAGGCGTAAAGAAATAGAAGACCAGTTAAATGGCAATACCTACGGGGTGGCATACATTGACGGAACAGAACAAGTAACTCAATTGAATAGACCTATAGAGAATAATCTTATGAAACAGATTGAATACTTAACTAAGTTGTTGTACTCTCAACTAGGAATAACACAAGAGATACTTGACGGAACTGCTGATCCTAATGCCATGAACAATTATTATAATAGGACTATTGAACCTATACTTGGAGCTATAGTAGAAGAATTTCATAGAAAGTTCTTAACTAAAACCGCTAGGACTCAGAAACAAGCCATAACTTACTTCAGAGACCCATTTAAGCTAATACCAGTATCTGAAGTATCTGAAATAGCTGATAAGTTTACTAGAAACGAGATAATGTCTTCTAATGAAGTTAGACAGTTAATCGGAATGAAACCATCTTCTGATCCAGCCGCTGATGAACTAAGGAACAAGAACCTTAGCGAATCTAAAGAGTCAATAGCAGCAAAGAACAATAATACAGTGACTCCACCCGTAGACGACGCTAACAACAATCAAAATGAAAAAGATAAAGGAGGAGAAGTCTAATGATAGACAAGTATGATTTCGGAGGATGGGCAACAAAGTATAATATTGCTTGTTCAGACGGAAGAACAATATCCAACAACGCGTTTAAACATTGTAACGATCAACAAGTTCCACTAGTATGGAACCATAATCATCAAGGCCCAGATGGAATAATTGGTAAAGCTTTTCTAAAACATGCTGATGTAGGTGTTTATGCATACTGTGAATTCAACGACACAGAAACTGCTCAAACAGCTAAGAATTTAGTAGTTCACGGTGATATAACTGCGCTATCAATATATGCTAACAAACTTCAACAACAAGGAGGACATGTATTACATGGCGATATTAGAGAAGTAAGCTTGGTTTTAGCAGGAGCTAATCCAGGAGCAAGCATTCAAGAAGTGTTAGTTCACGGAGAAGCAGATACAACTGCTGCAGTTATCTATTCCGATGAAGATGAAATAGCATTATACCATGCTGAAGAACCACAAGGAGAAAAGACAGTGGCGGAAGTGTTCGACACGCTAACTGAGGAACAAAAGAAAGCTGTAGCTATAATTTTCGAACAATTAGTAGACAATGAAGAAGATAATAATAAAGATAATGAGGGGGATTCAAACATGAAACACAACGTATTCGACCAAAACCAACCAGAAGGTGCTGAATTAAAGCATGCAGAATTTATCGAGGTTAGCTTAAAAGACGCTAAGAAGTATGGTAGCTTAAAAGAATCATTCATGGCTCATGCTGGAACTTATGGAATTGACAATATAGACTTTCTATTCCCAGATGCTCAAAATGTAACAAATGAACCAACGTTCATAGACAGAGATCAAACTTGGGTTATGGCTTTCTTCAACGCTGTTAAGAAAAGCCCATTCTCTAGACTAAAAGCTATTAACGCTGACATAACTGGTGACAGTGCTAGAGCTTTAGGTTACGTTAAAGGTAAATTAAAGAAGGAAGAAGTATTCTCACTATTAAAGAGAACAACATCTCCACAAACAATCTACAAGAAACAAAAGTTAGACAGAGATGACATCATAGACATTACTGACTTTGACGTAGTTGCTTGGTTAAAGAAAGAGATGAGAGGCAAACTTAATGAAGAATTATGTAGAGCTATGCTAATCGGTGATGGTAGATCAGATGCTTCTGACGATAAGATTAAAGAAGTTAACATTAGACCAATATACAATGACTCTGATTTATACACAATCAAGTTCCCAATAGACCCTGCAGTTGCTGATAAAACTCAAGCATTTATCAGAGCTTGTATAAAATCTAGAGAGGATTACGAAGGAACTGGAGTTCCAAACCTATACACTACTGAGGCAATGATCTCTGATATGTTATTATTAGAAGATAAGAACGGTAGATTCATCTATGAGAACGAAGCTGTGTTAGCTAGAACTTTAAGAGTTAAAGAAATAATACCAGTTCCTGTTATGAAAGGTTTAGTTAGAAAGACTACAGACTCTAAGACTCATAACGTTAAAGGTATAATAGTAAACCCAGCTGACTATACATTAGGTGCAGATAAAGGCGGCGCTGTAGCAATGTTCGACGACTTTGACATTGATTACAACCAACAAAAGTACTTGATGGAAACTAGATGTTCTGGTTCATTATTACAACCATACACTGCTATAACTATAGAAGAAGTAATCTAATTCAAAATGAGGGCTTCGGCCCTTGTCCAAACTATTAAACCCTAAAAAGAAAAACTAGTTTAAAAAGGAGGAATATTACATGGACAAGACATTACAAAAAGTCATCGATTCAATGACTGACGAACAAAGAACAGCTGTGTATGCACTTATAGAATCGATTGAGGAAGGTGTTCAACACTCAGACGTTAACGCTGAAGTATTAATGCATACAGTTTTCGAAGACGCTAAGAGAGACGGTAGTTTAAAAGACTCTTTCCTAGAACATGCTGCACAATACGGAATAACTAACATTGGTGAATTATTTCCAGAAGCTAAAGCGGTATCAGATAAACCGTTATTCCTAAATAACAAAGTAGAGTGGGTAAACAAGGTACTTGGTAAAGTTAATAAGTTACCATTTGCTAGAGTAAAGATGTTATTCGCAGACATCACTGCAGATACTGTAAGAGCTAAAGGGTATGTTAAGGGCTCCCTTAAAGAGGAAGACGTATTCGGTTTATTAAAGAGAACCACTGAGCCTTATACAATCTACAAAAAAGGTAAACTTGATAGAGACGATATCGTAGACATCACTAGCTTTGAAGTGGTTGGCTGGATTAAAGAAGCAATGCTTGATCGTGACTGGGAAAC